GAGGCACTACGCAAAGCAATTGATGCAGTTAAAGAAGGCCGTGAAGTAACAGGCGAATCTTTGATTGTTCTAAATTCTATCTTTGAAGATTTGAGCGAAGGCCACGATTACATTATGAAGGCCGTTGAGATGATGGCAATGCTTACAGGTGCCGAAGGTGAAATTGAAGAAGAATCCCGCGAGCAGGTAGGCGATTATGTTGAATGGGATTCAAGCGGTGGCACTGCTAAAGGTCGCATTGAACGCATCTTGCAAGAAGGAACTCTTAACATTCCAGGCACCGATTTCACAATTGAAGCCGAAGAAGATGACCCTGCAGTTTTGATTCGCGTTTATGAAGAATACCGCGATGGCTACCGAGCAACTGAAACTTTAGTTGGTCACAAAATGTCAGAGTTGCGTTACATTGATGCACTTCCTGAAGCTACTGAAGAAGAAGGTCGCAAGATTTCCCTGCGCCTTGCTCAAGCAATTATCAATAACACAAAATAACTTTCTGCTGCAAAAGTAGCAGAGCGAAGTCGGAGCAAATCCCACACCCTGAAAGCGCCGTGGAGAGCATTGCCACCACCTCAAAACCACATTCACACAACTCATAGGAGATCACTAAATGTCATATTTTGACAATGTAGTAGAGCGCCGCGATGCAGTTAAGGCTGAAATGGATGCAATTCTTGAGGCAGTAGCCGCAGAATCACGCACCGACCTAACTGATGAAGAAACAACAAAGGTTGATGCCCTTGTTGAAGAATCACGCGCACTAGATGCAAAGATTGAAAAGTTCACAACACAAGCAGCAGCAGATGCAAAGGTTGCAGAAATGCGCTCATCTGTTGCAGCAGTAATCACACCTCGCGTTGGTGGCACATCAATCACACGCGAAGTTCGCACATACAACCCTGAAGCTGAAGTTTCATTCGTTAAGGATGTTTTCAACGCTCAGATTCGTGGAGATTACTCAGCACAAGAGCGCCTTGCTCGCCACACAAAGGAAGAATCAATCGAGCGCCGTGATGTTGGTACATCAAACTTCGCTGGATTAGTTGTTCCACAATACTTGGTTGACCTCGCTGCACCTTATGCACGCGCAGGCCGCCCAACTGCAGACTTTGCAACTGCAAAGCACACACTACCTGCTGCTGGAATGTCTCTTGAGATTTCCCGTATGACAACAGGCACATCAACTGCAGTTCAAGAAACTCAGAACACTGCAGTATCAGAAACTGATGCTGACGATACACTTTTGAGCATCCCAGTTCGTACAATCGCTGGACAACAGGACCTATCACGCCAGGCAATTGAGCGCGGAACAGGCATTGACACATTTGTTGTTGCTGACCTAATCCGTTCATGGCACACAACTGTTGATAATCAGGTTCTAAACGGAACAGGCTCAAACGGCCAGTTCAAGGGAATCGCAAACTCAGGTGGAAATGCAATCACTTTCACTGCAACAACACCAACAGTTGCACTTCTATATCCAAAGTTGGCTGATGCAATTCAGCAAATTCAGTCAAATGTATTTGAAACACCAACTCACTGGATTATGCACCCACGCCGTCTAGCTTTCTTGCTAGCAGCAGTGGACACAACAGGCCGCCCATTAGTAGTTCCAACTGCAAATGGTCCAATGAACGCAACTGCAGCAGGTGCAGGCGTAGTTGGATACGGCAACTCAGGTTACTCAATGATGGGCTTGCCAATCATTGCTGATGCAAATGTTGTAACTAATCTTGGTGCAGCAACAAACCAAGATCAGATTTACTGCGTAGCAGCACCTGAAATGCACCTTTGGGAGCAGCCAGGATCACCATTCGCATTGTCATTTGATGCAACTGGTGCTTCATCTCTCACAATCAAGTCTGTTGTTTATGGATTTGGTGCCTTCTCTGCAGAGCGTTACCCACTAGCAGCCTCAATCATTTCAGGCACTGGTTTGGTAGCACCAACTTTCTAATCGAAAGTTAAAAATTGTAAGAGGCGGGATTTTCTCCCCCGACTAACCCGCCTCTTACTTCTTAAATGATTCGGGGGAATCTATGAAGTCGGCACATAAAGTTTCAATTGGTAGTTGTGACCCAGGAACAGTTAATGGTGGGTTTGCATTTAGCTTGGTTCAGGTTGCTCAATCACGATCAGCACGACTTGGCCCATTTATTAGAATCAAGGGTTCAGGGTTGCTTTCAAAGCAACGCAATCGTTTAGTAAAACAATTTTTAGAAACCAAATCTGATTGGTTACTAATGATGGATTCAGATGAGCAACTTTCTGTTGAAGCATTTGATAAATTGATTGAAGCCGCGCATGACAAAGAGCGCCCAGTTGTAGCAGGTTTGGTGTTTGCAAGTTTTGAAACAGGTTATCCGTACCCACAACCAGTGCCAACGATTTTTCAAGATGCCCCTGAAGGCTTCTTGCCGTTAAATAAGTACGATAAAGATTCAATTTTCCAAGTAGATGCAGCAGGTACTGGATGTTTGCTAATCCACCGAAGCGTTCTTGAAGCAATCAGAGCAGATGCCGACCCACACCAGGGGCAAGATTGGTGCTGGTTTTGGGATGGCCCAATCAACGGCGAATGGATAGGCGAAGATTTACAGTTTTGCCGCCGAGTTCGCTCACTAGGTTTTCCAATTTATGCCCACACTGGCGCGATACTTCCTCACTCAAAGAGTTATTGGCTAGATGATAGGCAGCACGATATATGGAACGCATAAAAAGAATTTTAAGAATTAAGGTAAAATCAAAGGAAACTGCTACGGCGATTCCACAACTGGAAAAGGCAATGCTTCCCAAAGTAGAAACGAGAATAAAGCGTGGCGATCACTAACGGTTACACGACACTCAATGATGTAAAGGCTGCGCTGAATCTTGAAGATTCAATGGACAATGCAGCCCTTGAAATGGCTATTGCAACCGCTTCACGCCAAATAGATGATTATTGTGGCCGTTTCTTTTATACAGATGGCACTCAGGGTGCGCCAGCAACTCGTTATTACACCCCAACCGACTATTACATTTTGCCAGTTGATGATTTTGTGAGCATCAGCGAGATTGCAACAGATGATAATTTTGATCGCACCTATGGCTCAGTGTGGACGGCTGACGATTCAATGTTTGAACCAGTCAATAATCCTTCACGCGGTTGGCCAATGTCTCGTATTTTGGCAGTTGGCTCTTATGTATTCCCCTGGAACTTGCCACAATCAGTACGCGTTAAAGGTATTTTTGGATGGTCAGCGGTGCCTTTTGAGGTAAAGACTGCTGCAAAAATTCAAGCATCTCGCCTGTTCTTGCGTAACCAGTCACCATTTGGAATTGCTGGAAATACAGATTTAGGAACAGTGCGTTTGGCTGCAAAGCTAGATGCTGATGTTGAGGCGGTACTGCGCCCATTGCGTAAGAACAATGGCTTGGCTAAGTAATGTTACCTAGTGAGGTCAGAAACGGCTTAAAAGCCAACCTAGAGGCGATTCAGGGTATGCGGGTTTATGAGTTGGTTCCTAGCGTGCCAGTTGCCCCTGCAGCCATTGTTGGCCAGTTGGATTTTACTTTTGATTTGAACAATGCCCGTGGTTTAGACCAGGCAAACCTAGATGTTGTTGTTTTGGTTCAGCGCTTTAGTGAGCGTTCAGGCCAAAACGAACTTGATAAGTACCTTGCAGGTAGCGGGGATTTCTCAATCAAGGCAGCAATTGAATCTGATCTAACTCTTGGCGGTGCTTGCAATACTTTGCGAGTTACCTCTGCAGAGGCTGGCGAATATGTCGCTGGCGATATTGTATTTCTTTCGTACCGTTACCGTCTCACCGTTTGGGGATAAGGAGAAAAATGAGCTACACAGTTACCTCGGACAATTTCGAGGCGAAGAAAAAAGGCGAAACAATCACCGATAAAGAATTGCTTGATCTAGGACTTAACGCAGATGCCCTAGTTGCAGGCGAACACATAAAGAAATCAGCACAAACCAAACCAGCAACAGTAGAGGAAACAAAATAATGGCCCGTATTGTCCTAACAGATGCTTCAGTTGTAATCAACGGCATCAATCTCAGCGAGTTTATTACGAGCGTGGCGCTTTCAACCAGCGATGATGTTGTTGACACAACAGGTATGGGTTCTGCTGGTGCGCGTACTCGAATTGGTGGGCTTGCTGATAACTCAGTTACATTTGAATTCAATCAGGATTTTGCAACATCAGGTCCTGAAGTAACTATCAACGCAGTTGGTTCTTCACTTGTTGGAACACTTACAACTTGCGTTATTAAGCCAACATCAGCAGCAGTTGGTGCAAGCAACCCAAGTTACACATTCTCAGCCTTGTGCGCAGAATGGCAGCCACTTTCAGGCGCAGTTGGCGAACTTGCAACAGTCTCAACAACTTGGCCAATCTCAGGCAACATTACAAAGGCGGTTTAACAAATGGCTCGTTTAGTTTTAACAAATGCTTATGTTCTTTACGCAAGCAACGACATTTCTCAATATGTGACTTCAGTTTCATTAAGTTCAAGCGTAGATGTTATTGAAACCACGGGCCTCGGCTCATCAGCTCGCACACGCGTTGGTGGATTGTTTGATAATTCAATTACTCTTGAATTCAATCAGGATTTTGCAGACAATGCTCTTGAAGAACTTATCAATGGCACATCACTTGCAACATCAACTGTTGGAACTGCGGTAGCAATGGAAATTCGCCCAGTAAATACAACTGCAAGTGCAAGCAATCCAAAATACACATTTAACGCTTTGATCGCAGAATGGCAACCACTTTCAGGTGCCGTTGGTGAATTGGTAACTGCAAGTGTAACTTGGCCAATCTCAGGCGTTATTACAAAAGCAATTTCATAATCTACTAAGGGGGAAAAGATGGATGGATTAGCAGTAAAGGTAAAGACAACCGAAGGCCTTGAGGTGTCATACAAATTAACACCTCGCATTATTGTTGCATTTGAACAACAGTTTGGTGCAGGTATGCCTAAATTGTTGGGTGAGCAACAAAAAATTGAACACATCTATTGGTTGGCTTGGAAAGCAATGCAGGTAAATGGAGTTGTTGTTAAACTTTTTGGCCCTGAATTCTTAGACACTATCGTTAGCGCCGAATTGGACAGTGATAGTTCTTTCGAATCCACCGCAACAGTTTAACTTACACGATTGCAGCCGTTGCGGT